GCCGCGCGTTCTGCGCCAGCCGAATCTGGTCCGGCTGGAGAGCAAGGTCGTCCGAGACGGTGTTCAGGCCCCCGGCAAAGCTGATCTGCGCGTCCCGCATCAGGGGGCGCGACATCAGCCACCCGACCAGTCGTACTTCTGGTCCGGATACGCCATCATCGTCGGGTTGATGGTGTACCGCCGCAGATCGTCCAGCATCAGCCCGCGCTGCATCTCGGCCTCCCGGCGAAGCACCTGCGCCGCCGTGGACTCGGCCCCACCCTTATTGAGGAGCATCGCGCCGGCCTCGTTGGCCAGCACCCACTCCCCGCCATCAGGGAAGTTGATGGTTGAGCTGTCCGAAGTCAGGTCCGAAAAGCTCGTCGGCTTGTAGTTAACAAAGACGTAGAGCGTCGTCCCACTGGCCACCGGCAGAATCTGGAGCGTTTGCCCGGCCGTGTAGAAGAGGCGCGGGTAGGTCGGCAGATAGTTCGTGGTTGTGGCGAGGGGGACATCCTGGAACCGCGTCTGCGTGTACAGGACATTCCCGTCCGACACCGACAAGACCCGGTAGAAGTTCTGCTGGCTATCCCCGCTCCCCGTATTCAGGGCGCTGAAGGCCACCTGCCCGTCCACGTCCGTGGTCACCGTGCGCTTGCCAAAGGTGTAGTACGGCTGCGCGTTCAAGATGTTGGACCACTCATCTCCGTAGACGCTGTTCAGCGCCCGCGTGATGGTAGCGTCCGACCACCGATCCGATGAGACGGCGTCCATCGTCTCGCGGGTCAGCGCAATCAGTTGAGCTTTGGTGACGGCCACCGGAACCTCGGGAAAAGAGCGTTAGGAAACTTTCTTGGAGCGCTTGCCAGACTTGGCCGCGCTCGGGTCGGCCATGTCCAGCACCTCGGCCAGCGCCTGCTCGGCGGCATCGGCCGTCACCCCAGCGTTAAACTGATTCACATGGCCCGCCATCCGCTGGACATCTTCGCGGGGGAAGGAACGGAACGACCGCTCCAGATAGCCCGGGGCCTGCTCTGCCGAACAGTCCAGCGGCAGATAGCCGAGGATGTCGTAGGTGGCGTCCGGCGACAGCTCGCCACGCTGCACCATCTCAAATCGGTGATCCTCCGGCTGCCACGTCATGCAAATGGCCCAGTTGCCAGAGGCAAAGTCCATAAACCGCAAGTGCAATCCGGCGTGGATAGCCCGGAGCCGTCGACTAATCTCCGACGACGGCTCGGGCCGGCCGGTGCTATTGAGTAGCACCGCCACGTCTTACTCCTCGACCAGCAGTTCAACGGTCACGGTGACATCTTCCGGCTGCGCCGACACCGCACCAACTGTCACAATGGACACTCGAAGGCTGTCGCCAGCCGTCAGCGTCCGCTGCGCGTCCGTCAGCGTCGAAAGAATCGGAATGTTAATCGGCGTATCCGCCGCCGCCGTGTTGATGCTCAATGCCGATGCACCAGTCGCGGTCAGCGCCAGCGCCGTGGCACCAGTCATCTTGTACAGCTCAATCCGGCACGACGTAGCCGCCGTCGGGAACGTCTCGGCACACACCACCGCACGGCTGATGTACGACTTAGCCGAGAACGACCCGATGTTATGGGTCTGCGTCCCCGCCGCCAGTGTGCCGGTGTTAAGGCGGCCGCTGTTAAGCGGCACTGGGAGCGTACCAAGCCGACCCGGCTTTGGAGCAAAGAAGTTATAGGGCATGAAGAATCCTCAGGTTGGGGCAGGGGCCGAAGCCCCTACCCCGTCCCAGTGAAGGTTAGACGACGTGCGTGAAGCGCGCCGTGTCGGTGTACCCGGTGATCGAGCCGTGCGCGTTACGCGCGAGGCAGGCCAGGTTTCCGTACCAGCCGTAGGTCGTCTCGAAGGCATCACGCCCCGAGAGCCAACGCCACGGGCCAGCGCCCTCGAACTCGATGAAGCCCATGTCCTTCGCGTCCACCCACGCCAGCGACGGGAGGTGGAGGAGGTAGATGGTGCCGGCCGGGACGTAGTAGTCCTGGACGAGCGGGATACCGCAGACCTCAAGGGCCTTGTAGCCACCCTTGATGGTGGTGCTGAACTCACCCGCCGTGAAGCGCCGCTGCCCGACCATCGACTCCATGAGCTTCTGGGCGATGCCCGGCGTGGTCATGAGGAGGAAGTCCTTCGGGCGGAGCATCGCGTCCTTGCCAGAACGGCCCGCGATCTTCTGGATGAGAATCCAGATGTCCGACTCGGTCGGCTGGTTCACATCCGGCGTATCGGTGCCGGCTGCCATCGAGGTGGCGTTCCAAATCGGATACGTCGCCGCGTCGATGTTGTGGAGCGAGCCGTAGCTGCCACCACGGTTCGTGATGTTGATGAGCCCGTTCATCGCGCTGTTGAACGAGGTGTCCGAGGCCGTCGCCTTGACAATCTTGTCCGTCGCCGCCATGCCAGAGATGGCCGTGCCGAGCGTCAGGGTCGAGTTGTCGCCGCTGGTGGTGATGGCCGTGATGGTCGCGCGACCAAGAACCGCGTTCGAAGCCGAGGTGTCGAGCACCGCGATATAGTCGCCCACGGAGAGGAGAAGAGCACCCTGGCCCGCGCCGGAGACGCCGTACGGCGACGACACGATGATGCTGGTGGTCGAGCTGACGGTGCCGATGAGCGCCACGACGCCGTCGGTCTTGTTGTGGAGCGCCTGCTGCATGAGCAGGGTGGAGGCGTCCTTGATTTCCTCCATCGTCTTGCGAGCGATGGTGGTGAAGGCCGCGTCCTTGGACTGCGTGCCCACGAAGGCAAGGCCGTCGATCTGGCGCGTGGTGTACGCGCGGACGACGCCGACGTTGCCCTGCACTTCCGTCGCCGTGGTATCGGGCGGGAAGTAGCCAGCGGACGAGAACGTGGAGCCAGCCGGACGGCCGACGACCACGTCGAAGAACACGTTGTTGCCGCCCCAGCGCATGTTGCGGGGGCCGCCAGCCTTACCCTTCTCAAGCTGGGCAAGGAGCGGAGTGACGAGGTTCTGCACCTTCTCGCGGAACTGCGAGTAGACGTTCTTGAGCAGACCAGTCAGCTCCGCATCGGAGATAACAGTAGGAGCAGGCATTGTGATAAGAAACTAAGGGTTATCGGATGGACGACATGACTTCCGACATCGCGGAGTCGAAGGCGTCGTCGATGGTCGCCGGTTTGGCGGCCTTGGGCTTGGCAGGGGTATTGCTCGCGGCACGACCCACGGGCTTGGTGGCCTGCCCCACCGCCCGCTTCGCCTTCTGCGCTTCCACCTGTGCCTTGGCCGCAGCGGCCTGCGCCTCCTTGACCTGCGGGGAGGGAGCCGTTTCACTGCGCCGAGCATGGGTCATCTGCGCCCAAATAGCGAGATCGTTGACGATATACTGCCGAGCGGCCTCAAACTGTGACGCAGGGAGATAGGGCTGGCCATTGGGCCCCGTCTTCGCGTGCAGTTGCATGGCATACGCCATCCGCTCTTCCAACTCGGCGGGGGTGACCGTTGGCAGCGCATTGGCAATCAGCTGAATGGCTGGCTGGACTTCCCCGTCGTAAAACACCTGCCCCTGACGGCTGATTTCGACCATCTGGGACTGGACCTTGAGGTTCTGAATCTCTCGCTCGGCGCGTTCCGCCCGCTTCTCCGGCGAGTTTTCCTGCTGATACGCCTCCCGCACCGAGAGGAAGAAGTCCTCGTCGGACAGGATACGCTCCAGTTGCGCCTCTCGCTCGTCGATGAGCTGGGCGAGCTGCTCGCGCTCCTGCTTGAGCTGCATTGCCTCCTGCTCGACCGAGCGCACCTTCTCTTCGCGCTCCTGGTTATACACCCCGAACTGGGCCAGCTTGACCACCTGGTCCAACCGATCCTGCCGGACCTTGCCGTTTGCCTTGTATTCGACGATGAGCGCGGGGATTTCAACCTCTCCCTCGGCGTCCTTCAGGACGAACTCCGTGGCCAGCTTGTCTTCGACCACCGGGACCGCGACATAGCCGTTCGGCAAGGCGGTGTCTTCGGCTTCAGCCTCCGTCTCCGCCTCAATCTCGGCC